TAAGAATATGTGCTGCAATACTAAATGCAAAGTCATTTCTAAATAACGGAGAGTCAATTTGATACACTCGCCTGTAATGAGGCCAATTATCTTGTATGTGTGAAATTAGATCAAAGAATATTTTATTTGATTCAGTCTTTGTAAAATATACTACAGTTGCCCAATAAAAATCAACACCACACTCACTTATGTACTTAAACTCTGCTTCACTACGTGTTCCTGATAAATCTTTTGCATTTTTAAACATCATTAAATCATATTGACTGTCAAAACAGGATTTAAATAAATCATTAGAAATAATATAATCTGTATCTAATAACAATGTGCTATCGTATGGAGATAGATCATATGCTTGTGCTCTGCCTGCATTTTTAAAAGGAAGTTTTTTGTGTGTTAAAGTACCATCAAAGTAAAATCTATTATTCTGGACAACTTCCCATGCTGTAGGAATAATCTTATCAAATATTCCTCGGTCAAAACTTTCTACTAAGTAGTCTGGAGAATCAGTAACTATACTAGTAGGAATATTTAAATACTTCTGTATACGTTTTGCTAAAAATTGTGCTTGATTTACATAATCAAGCGATCCGTTATTTCTTGCAAATAGTAATGCGCCTTTAGTCATTTTCTATTAATTTTTCTACCGAACGTTTTTTACCCAATGCTACATAACTGTTATGATAATCGTTAGAAGCTTCAAAGTAAATATCTAAAATATCTTCTAAAAACTTAGACAAGTCTGGTATCATTACTGGACGATCGTTGTCATCAGTCAAAACAACGTCAGTATCTGCACCTTGCTTTACTAGTAAATCTATAAATGTAATTAACTCTCGTGTAATAGTAAACTGAGAACCTTCAGTAAAATATATTAAACTTTCTTTAAACTTTTCTTGAAGAATACGTTTTTGATTATTGATCGTAACCATATACTTGCTAAAGTCAAGGGCTTTTTCTAATCTTTCGTCCATACTACCTCCTGTTAGTGTTAAGTATAACACAGATTGTTTAGTAAGTCAATATGAATATACTTATTATTACAGGTTGCTTGTAGAGTTGTAAGTTGGTGCTGCTACACTTACAGTGGTGACTGTGTTAGACCCTATTACCATTGTACCATTTGCTCTCAGTACAGACGGTTGTACTGTTAACGTGCCCTGGACGTCTTCGTCAACATCAGTACCTTGTCCATCAACGCCGCCTGTATTAACATCGTCAAACACTACGTTAAATCTAATTCTAGAAGTGTTATCTTCTTTTGCTTGAATATAAAAAATGTTACCTGTATACGTTGATGCTGTTTTTTGCCATATAGTTTGGTAAGTACTAGTAAGATCATAGTTACCAATACTCGAAGCAGTACCATAGCCTGTGCTGTGTATAGTGCTTGTATAACCAAACTCAACGTGTCCAGTTCCGATTATACCCGACCATTCTTGACCCTTTGTAGAGTTATCGCCTGTTTGTGTAGAATCTATTTTCACTCTACTACCTGCATTAAAAAATTCTCTACGTGCAGCAGCGTCTGCAAATGTTAGTGTGAATTCATGATTTACAGCACCATTCCATGGAGTTGTTCTGCTATTACTCGAATATGAAGTTTCAGAACGTTGACTAGTATGTAGGTCAAATCTATTATTTTCGCAATCAGTCATTAAACCTTCAAGATATATTATGTGAGCTTCTTCAATTTTATCAGTATTAGTTGTGTTTGCAAGGTAATCACCAGTTACATAAGGACTTTCAATTGTCCCAAAAGCGGTTGTTCCAATCTGGTGTACTCTTGCTCTTACAATATCGCTATAAATATCTAAATACTGTTGTTCACTAATCAAATCACCGCTAGATGTTGCTGCTACTGTTGTAGAATCAATACTGTTTCCGTAGCCATATGTTTCGTTAGCACCTGAAGAAGAATCTCCCATTACTGATAATATTCGAGAACGTAGATTGTTATATCGCGTGGCTGTAATAAAGGTAGGCATTGGGACTCCTGTCAAACTATATCATTATATATAGTTTATTTACTTTACAGTGTTGTTATGTTTTGGTAAACTGGTGCAGGAACTTCGATATAAAAGTCAATTAAATCATCACCAGTTAGAGTACTTTTTGCTCTTAAATGATTTACACTACTCTTTAAAGTTCCGTCAATTAAATCATCTTCTGCGCCGCTTTCCAAATCATCAAATACAATTTTAAATTGTATTTCAGAATCAGAAACTTCTTTTGCATATATTTCCATTAAATTTTGATTATATGTAGGATATATTCCACCATTGCTTAATTTAGTATAAATTAATTGATAAGAAGTTGTTAAATCATAGTTGCCGATTGCAGAAGGTGTTCCCTGGTCAGTTGTACTAGTATCACTATGGTTAAACTTAACTATACCTGCTCGTTGTAATAGAACACTCCAGTCATTGCCTTTAGGGGTTGCATAACCTAAATTAGATGTTTCTATTCTAAGTTCACCGCCTGAGTTAAAAAAATGTCTACGATGACCAGAATTATTAAAAGAAACTTTTACTTCATGTATAAGTTGTCCATTCCATTGAGAAGTTCTAGTGGAAGAAGTACCCAATTCGACTACTGACTGAGTCGAATCAACTAAGAATTTATCAGTTTCGATTCTATCCATCATTCTTTCTAGATCAGCAATACCTTTAAATTCAGCATCAGCTCCTGTGCCAGTTGACTCTTCGCCTATAATATCAATTCCGGCTACAAATTCAAGATTTTTTATTTGATCAGTTATTTCAGAACTTAATAACCCAATTTGGTGTAATCTTGCTCTTATCAAGTCTTTGTATAAATTATTAAAAGACTGTGCAGTAACATTAACTTGCATATTGCCGCCTGGGATGTTTGTTACTTCTTCACTACTTATAGCACCACCATAACCTGAAGCACCTTGTCCATATCCAGTTTGTCCAGCGCCAGTTCCTAAAACTGCTGCTATTCTGTTTTGCAATAGGTTAAACCTTGATGCTGTAATTAAATCTCCGACGGCCATTTATCTTTCCTTTATACCTTAAGAACACATTCTACTAATTTTTCGCCCTCATCGTTATTTGTTTCTAGTGCTATGCCTACCATTGCCGTTGAAGCAATAGTTGTACATACACCTTCTGCCCAAGCATACACTGCCATACCCTTTGAAACTGGACCTTTTACTCTTACTGGTAAACGTCCTTTAAGTCCAATATATTGCCCTTCTGCTTCTGAATTCATCATAAGCGCAGGATCTGTTGATACAACACCAATACAGAATGAACTTGCGCTTGCTGGCTCTACTTCATGATCCGGATGTCCACATACTGCAACTGCTGTGCCTGCTGGTAATTCTTCAGCAGTGGTATATTTCTCTGCAAGGTCAGCAAATTGTGCTTGTGTTGCTGTACCATGAAAAACATTTGCTGTAATGTCACCGCTTGCATCTCTTGCGGCAATTGTATTTCCGCCAGCAGTGACTGTTGCTGTTTGGTGACTAGGTGCGCCTGCTGCAGGATCATTTACTTTAAGATTAGTTGCTTTATCAGATTCGCCTCTAAAGTTTACAGCATGTACTTCTGCCCATTGTAATGTAGGCGATCCTAAATCAGTTACATTGTCTAATACCGGAACTACTGCTGGGTGTGTAATTTTTGCTACATCAGTTAGTGTACCTGAAGCGTTTGTTGTTTTAAAAATTATTTCACTGTTACTACCATTATTGTTTGATAGTACACCAGCACCGCTTTGTGTAGATAGACCAAAAATTCCATCTATAGTTGCACTAGGTGCTGTTAGTGTTGCAGAAAAGTTAGCTGCGGCACTTAGTGCATATGCACTTGCTGCAACGCCACCTAGTTTTTCTGCATTAGAAGCAGTACCATGGTAAACATAATCATTTCCGGCTACATTAGTACTATTTGTAACACCGTTGTCTGAATCTAAAGTATATTTTAGGGTTGTACCTTTTTTAATTTTATCAAAGCCGGCAATAGGATTAAGTGATCCTAAAGTAAATTCTTCGTTACTTATAATATACGAAGTTTGATCATTAATTACAGCTTTAATAATAGTTTTTGTAGCACCTAACGTATCAATTACTTGTTCACTTACCATGTTAGTAATACCTGAACCAGCAGACTGAGGACCAACTAGGGTATATTGATTATCTCCTGCTGTACCGTTATGCACATATAACTGATTGTTTACTTCGTCCCACCAAAAATCACCTTTAACAAGTGTACTAGGTGCACTTGATGCGATCTCAGAACCGCCTGTTGATTTCCAATATCCAATACCTGGTAATGCGCCAGGAGTAGCAACAAAATATTTTAGTTTACTATTTGTAGAATCGTACCATAACTGCCCTCTAATTGCTCTAGTTGGTGCGTTTCCGCCTGCAAAGTTTTCTAACAAGAACAATAAGTTTTCGTTTTGAATCTCTCCGTACCCTGCGTAGTTTTTACCAATAAATTTGATATTGGTTGTTTGATCTATAGTTCCATCTTCTACTGTTGTTAACAGTGAATTGTCGAATCTATCAATTTGATAAGCCATATTCTGTACCCCTAAATGCTATTATTATTTATCGTATCTTTATAAACTTTCAATACCTATGTTTACCCATTCAATTGTTGTAATGTTAGTGACAGGATCAGTATTTGCCTGCACTTCATAAGTTAAAAGTTGTCTGTTTGGATTTGTGAATTCGATATTGTTAAACGCAATATCTCGAACCACTGGTTGATTTTCTGTACCATTTTTGTCAACAGCAACCGTTGAAATATTCTTTGCTGTTTCAATATTAATTGTAACACTACTATAACTAGTTGTGTGTATTCTTGCTAGTTTACCAACGTTAACAGATTCAACTGGAAACAGTCCTGCTAAGTAAGAAGCAACAATTTCTAGATATGCTAGGTTAGTATCAATACCTGTAACGTCTAATGACATAGCTAATGGCTGTGTTAATGTTGTATTATCGACATATACTTTGTTAGCAGCATCACCTGGATTCTGTGGTGTAGCAATACCACTTATTCTAGCAACAGGGTTAATTTGTAACTGGCCGCCTGTAGTAAATGTAATATTACCTGTAGCTTGTAAATTTAAATTACCTGTTGCTAAAACAGTATTGCCGTCTATGTTAATGTTATCTACATCTAAATACACCAATGTACCTAGTCTAACTAAATCATCTGCAAAGTTAATGTTTTGTAAACTGTTTTCTGTTAATTTAATACTACCGTTAATTCTATAACTTAGCGATTCACTTGTTAAATTTAAATCTTTGTTTGATTCCCAAGCGTTTGAATCGTATTCCCATAAGAACGTTTTATCGCCCTGTGTAGATCTAACAATAATACCACCGCCGTCTGCAAATAAATCGTCTTGTGCTGTACCGTCAGCAGTAACAGCAAGTTTTATCGATTTATCCAAAACTTGCAAGGTTGTAACTTCAACGCTTAATTGCTCACCTTCAACAATTAAGTTGCCTGTTATTCGTGTATCACCTTCAACATCTAGCGTATATAACGGAAGTCGATCAATATTCATTATACCAACTCTACCTTCACTAGCATCAATGTATACAGCGTTAGTTAAGTTACCTAAGTTAGCCCCAGACACAACTCTTAATGCAAGGTCACTATTTGAGATAGGATTTTCGATAAAGAAATTAGCACCCTGTGGGCGCATACTCATAATCGTGTTAGTAGTATTTGAGAATATTAAACCGTTTGTGTTTCTTATTTCTAATCTACCAGTTGTTAAACTATCAATATCAGATCTAATAAACTGATCAGCATTGAGTAATTGTCCGTCAGTTGTTGCTAAGTTTGAAGTACTTTCAGCAGTACCAATAAACTTAAAATTTACTTTATCGTATACGTTAAACCCTTTGAATATAATACCATTAGGATTACTTGCTGATACAAGTGCTGGAATTCTAGCCACTACAGCAGGTGTAAATTCTATGTTACTAAATAAACCAACTTCTTCGTTATTGATGTATAGTTTTGCAATTGTAATCTCAACTTCTGTAATACTTTTAATAGTTTCAACGAAGAAACCTGTTTTACCTTGGTTTTTAGTAAAACTCGGTCCAATTAATAATGGATCGCCGCCGCCATCAAAAAAGTATAACTGGTCATCACTATTGTTAAACCAAAAGTCACCAGCTGCTAATCCAATAGGCTGTGTTGACTGAATAAACGGTTCGCCTGTTGATTTCCATTCTACACCAGTATAAATTTTTAACTGGTTGTTTGCGCTATCCCACCATAACTGCCCTGTCAACGGATTGCTCGGTGCAGCAGTATTCGAAAAGTTTTCAAGCAATTTGATAAAGTTTTCATTAAAAACTTCACCGTAGCCCCTATACCCTCTACCTACAAGCGTTAAGTTTGTACTTGTAGTATCAATCTTTCCGTCAATTAAGTCTACTAGTACTGTACCGTTTGTTTTATTTAATTGATAGCTCATGTTGATGTTCCTGCGTATATAATATAATTTAATGCCAAGTAGGGGTTCATAACATTAAGTGGTGAACCTAAGGCACCGCCTGTTTCTATACCTCCTGTAGTTGTTTTTCCTTGATAACCCGAGGCACCTGCTTCTATAGATATAGGAATACCGTCTGGATCGGTTAATAACTGCCCCGGGTTATCTGGATCCTGTGCTTTCTGACTGATAGCATAGAATTGAGATTCTTCACCTTCTAAAGTATGATCATGGTCTGGTAAATTCTGTGTATTAATTGCATATGATTGATTTCCTTGTGATTGACCTATTGTATCTGGGCCGCCGCCTTCAAATGCAATACCTGTAAAGCTAAATGTAGCAATTCCACCTACAGTTAATGAGTTAATTGTAATTACTAGATCATGAGTAGGTGTAGCGCCGCCGAATATAACTCCAGAAATTGTAACTTTTTCTGCAACTGTATATCCAGTACCTGGATTAGTAACTTGTACATTATAATTTCCAGCATTAAGTTGTACACTGAATACAGCGCCAGAACCAGTACCCGTTGTTGATGTTTGCTGAACGTTTGTAAAACTTGCAACTGATCCAGTAACACGGTTTGCTGCTTGGCCGCCCATATTATCAACACCTAAAGGAAATCTACCTCTTAAATCAGGTAATCCGAATTTTAAATCTCCGCCATCGCTAACTAAACTTGCTGATTTAAAGTTATGTCCTATCACTTGCCATAGTTCGTTGTAGTCAGTTTTAAATACTTCTTGCCCTGTGCATAGTAACCAACCTGCAGGCGCTGTAACACCTGCATATGGCATAATACTACCGACCGGTGTAATAGGCACAGATGACAATAAATCAACTTTGTTTACTTTATACAGTCCTGAATCTGCTCCTGTAGTTTTGTTAATTAACAGTTCGTCTGTGTTACTGATTAAATCAGCTCTAAGTCTTGTTTTACTAGCAACGATATCGTTTGATATTGAAACTTCAAATACCTTTTCAGATCCTGACTGTCCGTCAAACTCAAAACTATTACTTGTAAAATCGCCTTGCATTCTAAATGTAGTTGCATTAGTTAATTTATCAGCAGTAGTTGATCTACCAGTAACATTACCAGTAACATTACCAGTAACATTTCCTAAAAATGATTCTGCATACATTCTCTTAAAAGGAGCATCTGACGATCCTATATCGTAAGAGTTAATTTCTAGTGCAGGCAATATATGGGCATTTACTATAGTGCTTCCTGCAATGTTTATACTGCCGCCGATATGTAAATCTTGAGCAATCCCAGCGCCGCCTTTTACTACAAGAGAGCCTGAACTAAAGTTAATAGCATTTTCAGTATTACTAGCTTCTATTTTACCTGTGTTAGTAGGATCTGTTGTATCAACTGTTGCTTTAATATTACCTATAACATCAAGTGCCTGACTTGGTGCAAGGTTATTAATGCCTACCCTTTCTTCACTATTGACTCTTAAAACAGTATTAAAAGATTGATCTATATCTTTAAGTATTAAATCGATTGAAGATATTTGGTTATTGTTTTTTAATTCAACTGACGTACCATTTACACCTATCTGGAATTGGCTATCTGTTCCAAGTTTAACTCCAGAGTTATTATTGATTGTAAGTTGTTCGTTTAAAATTGCACGAGAATCAGTTCTTATAAATTTTTCAGCAGCAACTTCAACTGCGCCGCCACTTTCAACAACTATTAGTCCTTTAGCACTTTCAGCTACACCAATAAATTTTATAGGATTATCTATACTACCTTCATTACGTAAATTAAAACCTTTCTTAAGAGTACCAAACCCACTGATAGCAGTTTTAGGTGTAAATTCTTCTGCACTTACAATAGCATATGGTATATCCTGTATATACATAATGAATATACTTTTGCTTAGATTATCAATGTCTAACAGTTTGT